TCGGCGACTAGCTTATTTCTAAGAAGTGACTCAGTTGAAACTATGGACAAACAAGTTATCCACAACTGGCTGGAAGGAATATCCTCCACCGACGGACAGCCGCCCAAGTGGTCGGACCTCGAGAGGTCCAACCACAGCGAGGCGGTTGATGCTATCAGTCGGTTTATAGCAGATGGCGGCGAGCACGGGGTAATCGCCGGTCATAATGTTGCACACGTCTATCGGTGCCTGCTATGTGTATTTAACGTGCATCCCCTGGACAAAGCCGAGATTGTAGGCTGGCTCCAGCGGTGGGATGGTTGGTCGCGCAGCAATGACCTTACCCCCATTCTCAAATGGTGGTTTGTTGCGCTTTACGCTTTTTGTACGGGACAGCCTTTGCCGGCTGCTCCGCCGACTATCCGTGATAGGGTGGGGACTACACCTGGTAAGTCGGCCGTGACGATGACCGTCCTTCCTGGAAGGGCGGGTCATTTTCTCGGTCGCGTGGTGCAGAAGCTTCGTAGGAAACTGTCTGCAAATCCCAAACACGCGCGTTCTCTGGCGCGTGCTCTCACCCTTCGCTTTCTCGCTAAGGGAACAGCAAAGGTCTCAGATGAGACCGTTGCGGGTTCCCTGGAGAAACATCGAAAGGCGATCACTCAAGTCGACGGGCTTAGGCCGACTGGTGCGGAAGATAAGTCTCTTCTGAACCGGATGCTCTGGCAAGTTCGTCGCACCGTATTCGAAATCTTTGGTGGAAAGGAGTTCACCCACCGTGAGCGTCCACTCTTCCCCTCTCGGAAGGGTCATCATGAGGTTTCCGGAATTAAGGGTGGGGCAGCGACGGCCGTCCTAGAGACGTTCGCCGCTCATCAGAACTCACGCAATGTGGGTCTGGCCATTCACCCCCTCCGTAACGAACCGATGATTCCCGTGATCGAGTACTCCCAGGAAGCTTTTGCTTCTGCTATCCTGGCGGGTGTTCGGCGCGAGGTCTACGGCTCCATAATTTATGGAGTCGATGGAATCCGGAGAAGCAATCCTATGCTTGCCACGCCTGTAGCGGTTACTGAACCGTGTAAGACGCGGATTGTTACGAAAGGTCCTGAATTCACATATTACTATCTGAAAGACCTACAGAAGTTTATGTGGAAAGTTCTAAAGGACCATCCGTGCTTCGAGCTGATCGGAAAGCCGATCAGCGAAGAGGTGCTGATGAAGAGGTTCGGGAATCTCCCTCTCGGGATCTCCTTTGTCTCCGGCGATTATTCGGCCGCTACGGACAATTTGCGCTCGAAGCTTAGTCGGGCAGCAGCTCGTGCTCTGTCCTCAGCCATGGGGCTGTCTCAGTTGGACTCTGATGTCCTGGAGGCGGCCCTGGTTGGGCACACCTTGGTGTACAAGAAAGAGCAGGACGGAAAGAAGTTCACAGTCGTGGCTCGACAGACTAATGGTCAGCTGATGGGATCTCCCGCCAGCTTCCCAGTTCTTTGTCTGGTCAACGCCGCGATTTGCCGCTACGCCCTTGAGACGTCGGGTTCCTTCGAATATCAAGAAGGATCTGACGACCATTGGGGTGATTTGGCGGACGAGACGGACCTGCTGACTCTT